AGCGAGCCGAGGAGATGCTACTGGACGGCACGGCTCCTCCTTCCATCATCACGCACTACCTCAAGCTCGCCACGAGCCGCGAGAGGTTGGAGCAGGAGCGGATCAGGGCCGAGAACGACATGCTCAAGGCTAAAGCCGACGCTCTGGCGGCCTCAGCTCGAGGCGAGGAGGCCTACAAGGAGGTTCTCGAGGCGTTCAAGTCCTACGCCGGAGGAGGTGTGGGACTTGAGTCGGATTCGGACCTATAGTGAACTCTCTCGCATCGAATCCTTCGAGGATCGGTACGAATACCTACGTCTCAATCAGGATCCGGGCGATCAGACCTTCGGTTTCGAACGGTATCTGAACCAGACCTTCTACCACTCCACCGAGTGGCGTCAGGCAAGGCAGAAGGTCATCCTACGAGACGACGCATGCGACCTCGGGGTCCCAGGTCACGACATCTACGACAAGATTCTCGTTCATCACATGAACCCGATTCGGCCTGAGGACCTCGAGGGAGAGTTCAATCCCGGCATCCTCGACCCCGAGTACCTGATCTGCGTGCGACACGACACACACAACGCGATTCACTTCGGCGATGCGAGCCTGTTACCCAAGCCTCCTGTCGAGAGAACGCCGAATGACACGATACCCTGGAGGTGACCGTGGCTGACTCGATACTCAACGACATCAAGAAGGCCCTCGGCATCACTGAGGACTATACGGCCTTCGATCAGGAGATCATCCTCCACACCAACACGGCGATCATGTTCGCGGAGCAGCTCGGTCTGCCCGCTTTCAAGATCGCCGGCAAGACGGAGACCTGGGATCAGTACCTGGCGGGCGTCACGAAGAATCTCGAGGCCGTCAAGACGTACCTGTACCTGCAAGTCAGGCTCGTCTTCGACCCTCCGGCCAACTCTTTCGTCGTAACGGCGATCGAGAAGCAGCTTCAGGAGTACGCCTGGCGCATCAACATCCAGAAGGAGACCCCGTGAGCGACCAACTCATGCACTACGGGGTCAAGGGGATGCGCAAAGGGACTCGCAAGAGTCGTGAGGAGCGCAATGCCGAGCGCCGTGCCAAGTACGAGGCGAAGCTCAAGGCCAAGTACGGCATCGATGATGTCGGCAAGATCGAGAGCTACCTCAAGAAGCGCAAAGAGCACGCTGAGAAGATCAAGAACTGGCGTCTCGCCAATCAGCGCAACCGCCAACTGACCGCCGCAGAGCGTCGTGAGAAGTACTACGGTGAACTGGACCGCGGGAAGCTAGGCAAGACGTACTCAACGGACGCCACTCTCGCCGAGGCAGCCCGTAAATTCTACAAGAAAGGGCACAATAAGCGTATGGGTCACTCAGAGCTTATGCACTTCGGAGTCAAAGGTATGCGCTGGGGCGTACGCAAGTCCCGTATCAAGAAGGCCAAGCGGTGGAGTTCCGGTAAGCAGGCCAAAATAGACGGTATGTCCGATGACCAGTTGAGGAAGGCTAACAACCGACTTCGACTTGAGAAGGAGTACCGTCAGCTTACCCAGACCCGTATGGAGCGCTACCGAAACAAGGCCGGGAAGGCTGCTGAGGAGGCCGCCTTCAACACCTTACAGAACGTGCTCCAGAAAGGGATTAAGCAGGCCGCTGCACGAGGCGGAAGTGCCGCGATTAAGGGTGCCAAACGATTCAAGCACTCCGATAACGAGGGCTACTTGGCTCATTACGGCGTCAAAGGGATGCGACGGGGCATTCGCAAACATCGATAGAAGGTCCGAGAGAGGTATGAGCGAGCCGGTCTGGCCGGCCGTAAGTGGTCTCAGCGATCCAAGAAGGAGAAGGCAATCCTTCTAGCGGCGTTGGGCGCCTCAGCGGCCTACTCGATCAACAAGGCCACCGCTCCACGCAGGAGATACTGAAATGACAGACAGTCTGTTCTTCATCGACGAGGACGAGGTCCTCGCGCACCACGGCGTCAAAGGCATGAAGTGGGGAGTCCGCAAGCAGCGACCCTCCGGTGGCGCCGGTTCCAGCAAGAAGCGCAAGGGTCTTAGCCGCAAGCAGAAGGCGGCCATCGCCGGCGTGCTTGGTACCGCGGCCGCAGTCGGTGCAGGCTACTACCTGCACAAGTCCGGAAACGGCAAGAAAATCGCCGCCGCTGCCAGGAAGCACGGCGCCTCGGCCAGGGATTTCGCCAAGGGCAAGGGTCGCAACCTCGGAGCCCAGGCTCGGGTGAAGAGGGCTCAGGCCAAGCGGCAGGCGCGGGCCCTGGGTAAGGACGCCAAGAACTTCGCAGGTGCTCAGAAGGCCCTTGGCCAGTTCATGGTGGCTGACACCAAGCAGCGCGCCAAGAAGGTTGGCAGTGCCGCTAAGGCCTACGGCAGAGGCTACGGAAAGGTGGCTGCCGGTAGTGCTAAGGGCGCCGCTTCTCGTCTCGGCTCAGCGGCCAAGAGTGCTGGCGGCACAGCTAAGGCGTATGCCAGGGGCTACGGAAAGGTGGCTGCCGGTAGTGCTAAGGGCGCAGCTTCCCGTGCGGGAGCCGCGGCTCTCAAGGGCGCCGATCGCTCGTACTTCGCCGGTAAGAAGGCGGTCCAGACGACCCGTAAGTACGCTAAGAACAAGGCCGTCCGAGCCGCAGTCGCCGGCGCTGCTGTCGGTGGTGCGGCTAATGCTGGGATGCGCGTCGCTGCCAACAGGGCGATCAACGGCGGTGGCAAGAAGCGCCGCCGTCGCCGCTGACCATGCTGTCGAATACCGCTACCCCGCGATATTACGCAGAGTTCCGAGACGATGTCCTTGCGGGTCGAATCCCGGTCTGCAAGGAGATCGAGATGGAGATGAACAGGATCGATGATCGGATTCGCAATCCCGGTTTTTATTACGATCGCGACGCTGTGGAGGGATTCATCCGCTTCGCGGAAGCGGAGATGACTCTAACCGATGGATCCGATCTTCGACTGCTCCCCAGTTTCAAACTCTGGGCCGAAGAGATCTTCGGCTGGTGGTTCTTCACCGAGCGATCGGTCTACGTCCCCAACAAGACTACACCCGGCGGCCATTTCGAGAAGCGCCGGGTGAAGCAACGCCTTATCAACAAGCAGTACATCATCGTCGCTCGAGGCGGGGCGAAGTCTCTGTACGAGACACTCCTGCAAGCCTATTTCTTGACGATCGACACGTCGACCACTCACCAAGTGACGACTGCACCTACTATGAAACAGGCCGAAGAGGTCATGCAGCCCTTCCGCACTGCCATCACCAGGGCTAAGGGTCCCCTGTTCGATTTCATGACACAGGGGTCACTTCAGAACACGACCGGTAATCGAGCGCTTCGCCAGAAGCTTGTCCCCACCAAGAAGGGGATCGAGAACTTCATGACGAACAGTCTGCTCGAGGTTCGTCCCATGTCCATCGACAAGCTTCAGGGTCTCAGGACCAAGATGAACACCGTGGATGAGTGGCTGTCCGGCGATATTCGAGAGGATGTCGTCGGCGCCATCGAGCAGGGGGCGTCCAAGGTCGACGACTGGCTCATCTTGGCCGTGTCCTCGGAGGGTACCGTCAGGAACTCAGCGGGCGACAACATGAAGATGGAGCTCCTCAACATCCTGAGGGGCGAGTACTCGGATCCGCACACTTCCATCTTCCCCGCCCCGCCCCCCCCCCGAGGGGGGGGCGGCGGATCCGTCGACGTGGCTGAAGGCCCAACCGAATCTCGGTGCCACCGTCTCCTACGAGACCTACCAGCGAGACGTCGAGAGGGCGGAGCACGTGCCCGCGGCCAGGAACGATATTCTGGCCAAGAGGTTCGGTATTCCCATGGAGGGGTATACGTACTTCTTCACATACGAGGAGACCCTGCCGCACAATCGTCAGGACTTCTGGGGCATGCCGTGCTCCATCGGCGTCGACCTCTCGCAGGGCGATGACTTCACCGCGTTCACATTCTTGTTCCCCCTCAGTCGGGGCAGGTTTGGCGTCAAGACGCGCTGCTACATCTCTGAGCGCACCATGCTGCGCCTTCCGGGGGCCACTCGTCAGAAGTACGAGGAGTTCCTCCAGGAGGGTTCTCTCATGGTGCTCGAGGGTACGGTTCTTGACATGATGAACGTCTACGAGGATCTCGAGGCGTTCGTCACCTCCTGTGAGTACGACGTGCGCTGTCTCGGGTTCGACCCGTATAACGCCAAGGAGTTCGTCACTCGCTGGGAGAACGAGAACGGCCCGTTCGGGATCGAGAAGGTGATTCAGGGATCCCGGACGGAGTCCGTTCCTCTCGGTGAGATCAAGGACATGGCGGAGGATCGCAAGCTCCTGTTCGACCAGTCCATGATGACTTTCACCATGGGTAACGCCATCACTCTGGAGGACACCAACGGGAACCGCAAGCTCCTGAAGGCCCGACGGGAGAACAAGATCGACTCGGTCGCCGCCCTGATGGACGCCTGGGTCGCATACAAACTCAACAAGGACATGTTCGACTAGGAGGTGGAGGTCATAGGACTGCGAGATAGACTACAGCACGCCTACAATGCCTTCACTGGCAAGGACATCAGTCGGTCGATCCTCGGCCCTTCCTACACGGTACGGGCCGACAGGCTCGCACTCGGTTGGACGGCCGACAAGTCGATCATCTCGTCCCTGTTCAACATGATCGCAATCGACGCGTCCGCCACGCCGATCCGACATGTCGACACGGCTCAAAATGGAACCTTCATCGGGATTCGGCGCTCGGCTCTCAACGATTGTCTGATGCTCGAGCCCAACATCGACCAGAACGGCCGGGCCTTCATCCAGGACGCCGTGCTGTCACTGTTCGACGAGGGGGTCATCGCCATCGTCCCGGTCGAGTCCGATCTGGATCCGAGGACGAACAACAGCTTCGATATCAAGCAGTTGCGTGTCGGTCGGATCACACAGTGGTTCCCCGAGAACGTCGAGGTGGAGGTCTACAACCAGGCCACCTCGAACAAGGAGCGAGTGATCCTGCCGAAGCGCACGGTGGCCATCATCGAGAATCCTCTCTACGAGGTGATGAACAAGCCTAACTCGACCCTCAAGCGACTGAGCCGCAAGCTCTCGATGCTGGACCTGGCCGACGAGAAGACGTACACCGGTAAGCTGGACATCATCATTCAGCTCCCCTACGTCGTCAAGACCGAGGCCATGCGACAGCGGGCTGAGAATCGCATCCAGTCCATCGAGGACCAGCTCGGCAAGGGCGGTCACGGGATCGCCTACACCGACGGCTCGGAGAAGATCACTCAGTTGAACCGCCCGGCGGAGAACAACCTGCTTGATCAGATCAAGTTCCTCACCGCCGAGCTCATGAGTCGACTAGGGGTCTCGGAGGACGTCTTCAAGGGCACTGCGACGGAGATCATCTGGACGCACTACTGGAACCGGGCTGTGGAGCCCGTGCTGTCTGCTCTGGCCGATGGCATGAGCAAGGCCTTCCTGACGAAGACCGCTCGAACCCAGGGCCAGTCCGTTCAGTACATCCGAGACCCGTTCAAGAATGTGCCTCCGAGCCAGATCGTCACGTCCCTGGACACCATGCTGAGGGACCAGGTGATCACGCCCAACGAGGCGCGGACTAGGATCGGATTGCCGCCGTCTCCCGACGAGAACGCGGATCGACTCCAGAATCCCAACATCAACCCTCAGATGGGTGACACCTCCCTGGACGGCGAGGGGGCTGCCGAGGACTCCGGTCCTGATGTACAGTCGGTGCTCAGCACGCCGATGAGCCAACTCAAAGGAGAAGGATGAAGTTCGACTTCAGTGGCTGGGCCACTAAGAACGACCTGACCTGCTCCGACGGGCGCACTATCAAGCATAATGCGTTCAAGGAGAATGACGGCCAGCGTGTGCCGCTCGTGTGGCAGCATGGGCATCAGACCGTCGATAACGTTCTCGGACACGCGCTGCTCGAGAACAGGGACGAGGGCGTCTACGCATATTGTGCTCTGAACGACACTCCCGCGGCGGACAACGCCAAAGAGCTCGTCAAGCACGGCGACGTCAAGGCGCTGTCCATCTACGCCAACCGCCTCGACCAGCGAGGGGCTGACGTTATTCACGGCAACATTGTCGAGGTCTCCATGGTCCTGTCCGGGGCCAATCCTGGGGCTCTCATCGACAACGTTGCTCTGGAGCACTCGGATGGTTCATGGACCGAGTCCGAGGATGAGGCCATTATCTACTCGGGCCTCACGCTCTCGCACGATTCCGGAGACATCACGGAGGATACATATTCCATGGACGATGACGAGGTCTACGACGAGGACGACGACATGACCGTTGCCGATGTTCTCGAGACTCTCGACGACGATCAGAGGCTGGCCGTCGCGGCCCTCATCGAGGAGATCAGCGGAGACGTTGATGACGACGAGGACTACGATGACGACGAGTACGACGTCGACGATGAGGACTATGATGACGATGAGGACTATGAGGAGGACGCCGAGCACGGCGACTTCGGGGGTGATACTCTGATGCATTCCAACATCTTCGAGGGCGACGCGCTGCACAGCGTTGGTCCTCGGCTCTCTCACGCGGAGGAGGAGCAGATCTTTGCCGAGGCTCGTATGCCCGGTATGACTCTCCGTACAGCCGTCCTGGCTCACGCCGCGGACTACGGCATCAAGAACCCCGAGCTGCTGTTCCCGGACGCCACCAATCTGGATCCGGAGCCGCAGCGTATCATGCGCGAGAACTCCTGGGTCTCCAGGGTTCTCCAGGGCTCCAAGCACACGCCGTTCTCCCGTGTCAAGACCCAGTGGTCCAACCTGACCGCCGAGGAGCTTCGGGCCAAGGGCTACGTCAAGGCCAGCCGGAAGAAGGACGTCGTCTACGAGATCGCCAACCGGAAGACCGAGCCGACGACCGTCTACAACAAGACCAAGATCGACCGTGACGATGTCCTGGACATCACCACGTTCAACGTGGTCGCCTGGATGCAGCAGAACCTGCGCTACTCCCTCGAGGAGGAGCTGGCCCGCGCCGTCCTGATCGGTGACGGTCGTCAGGTGTCCGACGAGAACAAGATCAAGGAGGCCAACATCCGCCCCATCTGGACGGATGACGAGCTCTTCTCCCACAAGGTTCTCATCGACAAGGACGCCAAGACCCCCGACATCATCGATGCAGTCCGTCGGTCCCGGAAGTTCTACAAGGGCTCCGGTTCTCCGGTCCTGTTCACCACGAATGGGTTCGTCTGCGACATGCTCGAGATCAAGGACCTCAACCAGCGCTACGTCTACGAGACCAAGCAGGCCGTCGCCAACGCCCTGAACGTCACGGACGTCATCGAGGTCGAGGTCATGGAGGGTGTCAAGCGCGAAGTCGGCGGCAAGGCCCAGAACCTGCTCGGCATCATCGTCAACATGCAGGACTACACCATGGGCTCCGACAAGGGCGGCGAGACCTCGTTCTTCGAGCAGTTCGACATCGACTTCAACCAGCAGAAGTACCTGCTGGAGGCTCGTTGCTCGGGTGCGCTGACCAAGTACAAGTCCGCGATCGTCATCGAGAAGGCCACGGCCTGATTCGGTCAAAATGGCAAGATTCTTCGGAAGCATGGGCTACGGGCACGCCGTCGAGACATCTCCCGGCGTGTTCGAGGACAAGATCACGGAGAGGGAGTACTACGGGGACGTCAACCGCTCCCAGAAGCAGTACGACGGAGAGGCGAAGGTCATCCAGAATCTCCGCCTCAACAACGAGATCTCCATCGTGGCCGACTCCTACGCCGAGGAGAACTTCTTCGCCATCAAGTACGTGAGGTGGATGGGGGCGGGCGCGGCCGGTGGGGGGCGCCCCCCCCCCCCCCGCCTCATCCTCAACCTCGGAGAGGTGTACAATGGCCCAACGCCTTGAGTTCCACAACAAACTCGTCGCAGCGCTGGGTTCGAGGAACGTCTACTTCCAGCCCCCGGAGTCCGTCCAGCTCACCTACCCGTGCATCGTGTACGAACGGAGTCGAGCCGACTCGAAGTTCGGCGACAACGCCAATTGGATGTACACACCGTGCTACTCGGTCACCCTCATCAGCAGGAATCCCGACGAGCCGGTGCTCGATGCCCTTGCGGCCATGCCGATGTCTACCTTCGAGAGGCACTTCGTGGCGCACAATCTTCATCACGACGTGTTTAACATCTACCAAGGAGTATAGATGGCTGTCCTGACCTGGGACGAGACGGGCAAGAAGTTCTACGAGACTGGTGTGGACCGCGGTGTCCTCTTCCCCGTCGACCTGGCCACCGGTGATTACGCCAAGGGCGTTGCCTGGTCCGGTCTCACCAACGTCACCGAGACTCCGAGCGGCGCGGAGCAGACTGACCTGTACGCCGACAACATCAAGTACCTCTCCCTGACCTCGGCAGAGACGTTCGAGGGCAAGATCGAGGCCTACACCTACCCGGACGCGTGGCTCCAGTGCGACGGCTCTGCTGTCGTCGACAAGGTCGTCATCGGTCAGCAGGACCGTTCGGCCTTCGGCCTGGCGTATCGCACCATCAAGGGTAACGACCAGAAGAAGAACAACTACGGCTACAAGCTTCACCTGCTCTACGGCCTGAACGCCTCTCCTTCTGAGCGCTCCTACGCCACGGTGAACGACTCTCCTGAAGCGATCACCTTCTCCTGGTCCTTCAAGGGCACCCCGGTCAACGTGACCGGCCACAAGCCCACCTGTGTCGTCACCCTTGACTCCACGGTCGTCGGCAACAAGGGCATGACCGCCATCGAGAAGCTGATCTGGGGAGACGTTGCTGCCGAGTCCAAGCTCCCGACCCCTGACGAGGTCATCGCCGCTGTCAAGGGCGCGGTCTGATGACTCCCACGGACCCCGTGATCCGCTCCGGGGTCCGTGGTGACTTCCAGGGAGGAACGAATGCTGACGATTCACGTCGTCGGGGATGAGCTCTACGACGAGGATCGCAACGAGTTCATCAACGGGTTCGAGGGTGACCTCGAACTGGAGCACAGTCTCGTCGCTCTGTCAAAATGGGAGTCCAAGTGGCATGTCCCGTACCTCGGCAACGAGAAGCTCACCCCGGACCAGGTCCTGGACTACGTCAAGTGCATGACCCTGAACGAGATAGACCCCGTCGCCTACTCGCACCTGACGCTCGAGAACGTCCAGGCCATCAAGGAATACATCGAGAACAAGATGACGGCCACGACATTCGTCGAGCCCGAGGGATCCAGCCCCGATCGAGGGGTCGTCACGTCGGAGCTAGTCTACTACTGGATGGTGGCTCTACAGATCCCGTTCGAGTGCCAGTACTGGCACATCAACAGACTACTCACGCTCATCCGAGTGTGCAACGCGAAGAACCAACCCGACAAGAAGATGTCGACCGCCGCCACGCTTCGACAGAATCAGGCTCTGAACGCGGCGAGACGGGCCAA